ATTACGAATCCAGTCGCTAGCGCCCTTGGAGAAGTCTTTCCGCATCACGTACAGTCTATGGCACTCTCTACTGCGATCAGTGGGACGAATATCTCACGGCCAGACTGGATGTATCCTGCTGAGATTGGAGGAATGATTCTTCTCTCACTTCTTTGTCTGATTGTTTCTCGCTACTGGACTCACGGATATGTCTTTCCGATAGTTCTTGGTGCGATCTCAGGTTTGGGAGTGGTTTATGTTTTCCTTGAAGAACAACTATTGATCGATGCGGTCTTTCCTCTTCTTGGACTCTCAGCGGTGGTAGGACACAACTATGTGGTCAAGTTTTTGACAGAACTGAAACTCAAACTTCAGATCAAAAAGCAGTTTGGTACTTATCTCTCGCCCGCATTGGTTGAGAAACTGCAAAAGAATCCAGAACTTCTGCGACTTGGTGGTGAAACAAGAGAACTATCGATACTCTTTACGGACGTAAGAGGTTTCACGGCTATCTCAGAGCACTATGGAGAGGATGTACAGGGGTTGACAACGATAATGAATCGGTATATGACTGCAATGACTGAACCGATTCTCAATAACGAAGGAACACTGGACAAGTATATCGGTGACGCACAGATGGCGTTTTGGAACGCTCCTTTGGATCAGATTGATCATGCTATGCGATCAGTAACTACTGCACAAGAGATGCTCGAAAGGTTGGATCGTTTTAACGACGAGATCACAGCCGAAGAAATACCGGCGTTTGGTATGGGTATTGGAATCAACACCGGAAGTGTGGTAGTCGGTAATATGGGATCGGATCAAAGGTTCGATTACACTTGTCTTGGTGATAGCGTGAACCTTGGCGCTAGACTTGAAGGTCAAACAAAGAACTATGGTGTTCGACTTCTCCTTGGAGAGAATACTGCCGAGAAAGTAAGAGGGTTTGTAAGTCTTATGGAACTTGATTGCATTGCGGTCAAGGGAAAGACCAAAGGAGTTCGAGTCTACACGATTGGTAAGACAACCGAGGCTCACGTCTTACTTCTTAAATACTACTATGCAGGTAAGTGGAAAGCGGCACTTGAACTTATCAACTGGTGCATGAAGGAGACTGAACACTACGAAGAATACTATCGAATTATGGAGAAGAAACTTCGATCAGGTTGCCCCGACAATTGGGATGGAGTGAATCGATTAACATCTAAATAAATTATATCTTTGTAATGAAAAAGGCACTTATCACCGGAATCACCGGACAGGATGGATCGTATCTAGCAGAAATCCTTCTCGAAAGAGGGTATGAAGTTCACGGAATAATCCGAAGATCATCATCATTCAACACTTCGAGAATCGATCACCTATACGCGGATCCTCATACCGCGAACTCTCGTTTACACCTACACTACGGAGATCTTGCTGACTCCGTACAAATGGTGAAGTTGATCTATAACTTACAACCAGATGAAGTTTACAATCTAGGCGCTCAAAGCCATGTACGAGTTTCCTTTGACATTCCAGAATATACTGGAGATGTAGTGGGAGTTGCGGGTATTAGAATCCTTGAGGCTATTCGAGAATCGGGTATGGCAAAGAAGACACGATTCTACCAAGCGTCATCTTCAGAAATGTTTGGTAAGGTGCAGGAAATACCACAGACAGAAACAACTCCCTTCTGGCCGCGAAGTCCTTACGCTTGTGCAAAGGTTTATGCCTACTGGCTTACAGTCAATTACCGAGAATCCTATAATATGCATGCAAGTAATGGTATTCTGTTCAACCACGAATCGCCTCGTCGAGGTGAGACATTTGTGACTCGTAAGATTACTCGTGCCGCAACTCGCATCAAGATGGGACTTCAAGATAAACTTTACTTGGGAAATTTAGATGCCAAACGAGATTGGGGTTACGCAAAGGAATATTGCGAAGGTATGTATCTTATGTTGCAACAGGACAATCCGGACGATTATGTCTTGGCGACCAATGATACTCATTCAGTCAAAGAGTTTTGTCAAGAGACGTTTGCCCAGTTGGATATGGACTTCGAAGAATTTGTTGAGTACGACAAACGATACGAACGACCAGCGGATGTCGAACTTCTTATCGGAGATCCCACAAAGGCAAAGAAACAACTTGATTGGGAACCCAAGACAGACTTCAAGGGTCTTGTAAAACTTATGGTTGAAGCCGACCTAGTGTTAGCGAAGAAAGAATTTGCAATTGAAAACGCAAAATAAACTTGACTCCAAAAACGATCTATGTTATAAATACTCCTGAACACTTCCAACAGGGAGTTCTAACAATGGAGAATAAAGTAAATGATAACAATCGCAATCCTCACACTGGTTGCACTTGGAACACTTCTTTTACAGGAGTTTAACTACCAAAAGTAAAATAGAAAATAACGAAGGGGAGTAACGAAAGTTGCTCCCCTTTTAAATTAGGACACCGGAATTCTAAACTCCGAGAAGTCATTGACGATGCCATCAATAAGACGATCCTGTTTAAACAACTTTAATATTTCCTGATGTTCGTAATCAGAAGTGGGCCATTCCTGATAATAGCCCGGCAACATAAAAACCGTATAACTCTGATCACGTTCTACCTTTCGACGAATTACCAACATAACTCAAAGCGTTATATTCCAAGTTATTCTTGAAGACAACTGTTTCTGATTCTCTGGTGTTATTCGATCAACAACAATAGATGGTGCGTATAGTGCTTCAGGTTCGATTCTCAATCCATTCTCAATACCGACCGGAAGAATGTCATCGATGTAATCCATTGCTCCTCTTGGTTTGAGCCACTTGTAGTAGAGATCGACATTGTGAGTCTCGATCAATACATCCATGTAAAGTTTGTGTTTGGCGAAGTGTGTGAGCTCTCGAAAGGAGAGAATACTAGTCGGTGGGTTCGTTACTGACGCTCGAACTATCAACCGCATTACTTTCCTCCGGCACTTGGTGTGAAGTAGAATCCAATGATCGCTGCCAGAGTGGTGATGCTGACAAGAGAGATGTGGCCAGTCGTGATCGTAGTTGTGATTTCATTTTGGGCGGGGATATCAATAAGTCCCCAGATGAACTTGTATCCTGTTTTGGACTCGGGGGGAGTGAAGGTGACGAGGTGGACTGTTGGCCAGAGGGTGCAAAGTACCGAGATGACGAAAAAGTTGCACATCCCGATAACAGCAAGGAAACGGCGAGTAGCGCGAGTAAACATCGCAGTTTCTTTATCGGGTTCACCGAAGAGGTTCTTTTGTAGATCTGCATTTGCTCTTGATACCGCAAGTTCTCTTGCTAGTTCCCTTTTTTCTGCTGCCGCCTTCTTTTCAGCACTTGCGGCGACAATTCCACCAACCATTTTGAGGATCGACCCCATTCCAGTGGCGCCAAGTGTCGATACGAGCATTGTAATAAGTCCAAACATAACATTTATTTCTATTTAGTCTTGACAGTTTTTTTAAAAAAGGGTATAATTCTTTCAATCAAACAAATCCAGCCATGATCAACCTATCAAGACCTTTTAAATAATGATAGTATTTATTCGATTCTTTTACTTGTTTTTTACACAATTAGGTGTTGACAAACGACAATTCTTATCATAGAATACTTGTATGAAAAATGGTTATGATGTAGTAATAATAGATGGTCAATGGTACGCCATAGAAGAAGTTGATGGAGATTCCGTTTGGGTTTCCAATGATGATGGAGCTGAGTTTGAGTTTCCTGCCAGTGTGCTTAAAGAGAACACTCTTTTCACCCATAGTAAGTAAAGTTAGTTTTACATGTTTTTTACACGATATCGCCTTGACATTGGAATAAAACAAGTCATAATGTGGGTATAGTTATGAGAAAAACAAAAACAATCAGTGTCGCCCATGTGGTAGAATCGTTTGAAAGAAAGTTAGAGGATTCTTTGACATCAGTTTTGACTCTAATCGGTAAAGTTTTATTTGGATAAATTATGAGAAAAAGAAAAACAATTGAAGTCGCTCAACTGCGAGAAACACTTAACAAGATGTTAGAGAATGTGGGTCAATTAGAAACCCATCCTAATCGGTACACAAATCGTGACGAGAATGGACTTGAAACTCCAAAGACACCTGCCGATTTTTATCGGATGGGAGTTATCAACGTTCTTGAGTCGGTTTTACACGGCACCGGAAATTATCGCGGGTTTGGGTATGACACCGAAAAGAACTCTCCGTTGGCCTCGACACCAATGAAACGTTATTACTACTAAACTTTACAAGTTTTTTACACATTTAACCCTTGACTTTCGCTTCAAAACCTCTATATTAGAGTTATAAATTATGAGTAATCCAGAAAAAAATCCTGTTTTTAAAATGAAAATCGACAACCTCGAGATTGTCAGTGATGGAAAAGTTCCGTCTGACTACCTCGATTTCGAACCAATCGCTCCTGACGAGTCTGACATCGCTGAAGAGCTCGGATTGTTGGGGACTTACATAGACTTCTAAACTTTTTTCATAACGCATGGGGCGAGAGAGTTTTTTGGTTCTTTTATGTTTCTCTCTCGCTCCTTTTACTTTCTTTTTACAATTAATTACTTGACTTTCGACTAAATTCTGACATACTGTTTTATAGATGATGAAAACAATACTAATTACAGCCTCTTTCATTTCTGCCCTTCTTGCGATTACCGGAGAAGGTTCTCAATCAAAGATTCGGTTCTCTGATGAGATTGTTGCCGCGACTCTTATTCTTGAAGCGGGTGGTGAGTATCACGATGGTGCAATGGAAGCGGTCAACGAAATCATTGTGAATCGTGCCGCGAAACGAAATCTTTCTGAAGCGATGGTATGTCTTCAGAAGTATCAGTTCTCTTGCTGGAACGATAAGGACGCTCAGGCCGGTATTAGTAAGGCGATGAAACATCCTCGTTGGGGTGAAGCATTGCGAATTGTTCAAAGTCCAACCACAAATTACACGAAGGGTGCGGATCACTATCACGCTGATTACATCAAAAATCCTTATTGGGCGAAGAGTATGACTGTTACTACTAAGATTGGCCTTCATATCTTTTACAAATAATGATGAACGCATTATCAATCCATCAACTTTACCGCGACGAATTTCCCGGCATCTTCAAACCTATGACAACCACACTGACACAACTTGAACTTCCGCTGATCTTTCCCGAAGATCTCTATCCCGAAACAATCTTTGATCAATCTGATAAGGAGTATTACGTGACTTTTAAAGTCGAAGACGGTGCAACTATGTCGGGTACGGTTATCGGTAGACGAAAAAATGGTGACTTCATCGTCGATCCTGGCGGAAGTGGTTATTACCTCTTCGAAGCAAGATTCGATCAAATCGTAAACATATATTCAGAAATCTTTTAATATGGCAAAACGTAAATTCCTAAAAAACGGTCTGGTCG